CTAAGTGGCAAGCGATGATCATCAACAGCCACTGGTGGGAAATCAGCGCAACCAAACTGATCCCGGCGAAGTGGCTAACTGAGCTGGTCGAGCGTGACTTGAAGAAGGGTACGCGCTACTGGGCAGCCGAGGGTAAGCTCTGGTCGGAAGAGAACCCGGACAGCTACGCCGGTGTTCACAACCACGACGGCATGATGCTGATCTTTGACGAAGCCAGCGGTATTCCGGACGCCATCTGGTCGGTCGGTGCGGGCTTCTTTACAGAACCGATCCTAGACCGGTACTGGTTCGCGTTCAGTAACCCGCGGCGTAATCAAGGCTACTTCTACGAGTGTTTTCACGCCAAGCGCAACTTCTGGCACACGGAAAACATTGACTCCCGAACGGTCGAGGACACGGACAAGCAAATCTATGAGCAGATCATTGCGGAATATGGCGAGGATTCGCCACAGGCTCGGGTTGAAGTCTACGGTGAATTCCCTTCGGCTGGCGAAGATCAGTTTATTGGTGCGTCTGCTGTCGACGATGCCGCCAGTCGGCCACGTTACAAGGACGCGACGGCGCCAATTGTTGTCGGCGTTGACCCAGCTCGAGGCGGCGCGGACGCAACGGTGATCGTGGTCAGGCAAGGCCGCGACCTAATCGCGATCAAGCGGTACCACGGCGAGGATACGATGACAACAGTCGGTCGGGTGATCGACGCGATTGAGGAGTACCGGCCAGCGCTGACGGTGATCGACGAAGGTGGTTTGGGTTACGGCATACTTGACAGGTTGAAGGAACAGCGATACAAGGTTCGCGGAGTGAACTTCGGATGGAAGTCCAGCAAACCGGTCATGTGGGGCAACAAGCGCGCCGAGATGTGGGGGCTGATGAAGGACTGGCTACGAACGGCCAGCATCCCGAACGATCGGCAACTGAAGGCGGACTTGACAGGCCCGATGAAGAAGCCTGACTCGTCGGGGACGATCTATCTGGAAGGCAAGAAAGAGATGAAGTCGCGCGGTCTGGCCTCACCAGACGCGGCGGATGCACTAGCGGTGACGTTCGCGTTCCCGGTAGCCAGCCGCGAGTCAGGGGCAGAACGTGCAACACGACGCAGCGACGGCTACATGCCGCGCGTAGCAGCCGCAACCGGGTGGATGGGAGCCTGACATGGCAACAAAAAAAGGCGTGTCGTTGAGTGTTGGCCGGGGGGAGAAGCTGCCGGTCAGCAAGGGCGCGGGGCTAACCGCCAAGGGGCGAGCGAAGTACAACGCAGCAACCGGCTCGAACTTGAAGGCACCGGCACCGAACCCGCAAACGAAGGCGGATGAAGGGCGTAAAAAGTCCTTTTGTGCGCGTATGTCTGCCGTTGCCGCCAAGGCGAAAGACGGCGAACGCGCGAAAGCGTCACTTAAACGATGGAAGTGCTGACTATGGCGACGAAACCAGGGTTGTACGAAAATATCCACCGAAAACGCGAGCGCATCAAGGCCGGTTCTGGCGAAAAGATGCGCAAACCCGGCTCGCCCGGTGCCCCGACCGCGAAAGATTTCAAGCAGTCTGCGAAAACGGCTAAAAAGGGGAAGTAAAATGCCGCTGATTAAGTCGAAATCGGAAAAGGCGTTCAAGCAAAACATCCGCGCCGAGGTTAAAAGCGGCAAACCCGTGAAACAGGCCGTGGCCATCGCGTACGCTACCAAGCGCGCAGCCGCCAAACCAGCGAAAAAGATGAAGTAAATGGACTTATCGCCCGAAGAACAGGCCGTCATCGACTACCACAGGTCAAACCTGTACCAAGGTCGAGCGATGAAGAACCCAGACGGGTCAATGACCACGTTCAAAGGGTCTGTTGTCGGCGCTGACGGCGGGCACATGATTTTGCCAACGTATTGGCATGGGCAAGTCAGAGATATTCCGCAGGCTATGCGTTTTGCCATAAAATCCGGCATCAAGTTTCCTATTTACCCAACTGTTGACGAAGCACTGGCTGCTGAACAGCGCCTGCACGGCATTATGGAGCAGGATTTGCGCGACTTTGCCGCGCGACCAAAACCGCAGACAAGATAAATGGACTATACCGGCATAAATAAGGCAGCAAAAGTCGCGGATGTGGGCGGAAATCCGCCGCCTGACGACATCAAAAAAGACACGCAAGACGTCTTGGCGACCATGCGAAAGCGCCTGCAAATGGCGCTATCTGCCATGTCGGAGACGCGGGAAGATGAGCTAGACGACCTGCGATTCTATGCCGGTTCGCCCGACAACCATTGGCAGTGGCCAGCCGACGTGCTGGCAACCCGTGGCGCAGTGCAAGGCCAGACGATCAACGCGCGGCCAACGCTGACCATCAACAAGCTGCCGCAACATGTGCGGCAGGTGACGAATGATCAAAGACAAAACCGTCCAAGCGGCAAAGTTATTCCTGCTGACGACAACGCCGACCCGGAAGTCGCCGAAATCTACAACGGCATGGTCAGGCACATCGAGTACATCTCAGACGCCGACGTCGCCTACGACACCGCCTGCGAAAACCAAGTCGCCTACGGCGAAGGTTACATCCGCATCCTGACGGAATACTGCGACGACGACACGTTCGACCAAGACATCAAGATTGCGCGTGTGCGCAACTCGTTCTCGGTCTACATGGATCCGACCATCCAAGACCCGTGCGGTGCGGATGCCAAATGGTGCTTCATCACCGAAGACCTGCAGCGCGCCGAGTACGAGCGCCTGTTCCCAGACGCCAGCCCGCTGTCGACCCTGCAAGTGCAGGGCGTGGGCGACCAGTCGATCTCGGTCTGGATCAACCAAGACACGGTGCGGATCGCTGAGTATTACTACATCGAGTATGACAACGCGACGCTGAACCTGTACCCCGGCAACATGACGGCGTTCGAAGGTTCGCCCGAGGCTAAGCAAATGAAGCAGATGGGCATCAAGCCTATCCGCACCCGTCCGGTACACGCCAAGCGGGTCAAGTGGTGCAAGACCAACGGCTACGAGATGCTGGAGGAGCGTGATTGGGTCGGCAAGTGGATTCCGGTCGTGCGTGTCATCGGTAACGAGTTCGAGGTCGACGGTAAGATTTACATCTCCGGTCTAGTGCGTAACGCGAAAGACGCGCAGCGCATGTACAACTACTGGACGAGCCAAGAAGCTGAGATGTTGGCCTTGGCACCGAAAGCACCGTTTATCGGCTACGGTGGCCAGTTCGAAGGCTACGAGATGCAGTGGAAGACGGCCAACACGCAGAACTGGCCGTATCTGGAGGTCAACCCGGACGTCACCGACGGCTCCGGCGCCGTGCTGCCGCTACCGCAACGGGCAGCCCCACCGCTGCCACAAACAGGCTTGATTCAGGCCAAGATGGGCGCGTCGGACGATATTAAGTCGACCACAGGGCAGTACGACACCAGTCTGGGAGCGACATCGAATGAGCGATCGGGCAAAGCAATTATGGCGCGTGAGCGTCAGTCTGATACTGGCACTTATCATTACGTGGACAATCTGGCGCGGGCTATTCGGCACGTTACCCGTCAAATTGTTGACATAATCCCAAAGATTTACGACACCCAGCGGGTTGCTCGCATCATTGGTGTAGATGGCGACACGCAGATGGTCAAGCTCGATCCGACCCAGCCAATGCCGGTCAAAAAGATCGTTGACCAGAACAACATCGAGATCGACAAGATTTACAACCCAAGCGTCGGTAAGTACGACGTTGTGGTGACCACTGGCCCGTCCTACATGACCAAGCGTCAGGAGGCACTGGACGCGATGGGCATGATCTTGCAATCCAACCCGCAGCTCTGGCAAGTTGCAGGCGACCTGTTTATCAAGAACATGGACTGGCCAGGCGCGCAGGAGATGGCACAACGCTTTGCTCGCGTCATCGACCCGAAGGTGCTGGGCGACGGTTCGGACGACTCACCCGAAATGCAGATGGCCAAGCAGCAGATCGAGGCGATGGGTCAAGAGATGGATCAGCTTCAGCAGATGCTGCAGAACGTCGGCAAGTCGATCGAGGTGCAGGACTTGGAGCGCAAGAACTTCGAAGCCGAAATCAAGGCGTACCAAGCCGAGACACAGCGCCTGTCTGCTGTGTCTGGCGCGATGACGCCGGATCAGGTGCAAGACGTCGTCATGCAAACGCTGCGCGACGTTATGAGCGCAGGCGACTTAGCGATGAGCGAAGGTGGCTTAGAGTTGCCGGGCGAGATGCCGATGCAGGAAATGCCGCCGGAAATGCAACAAATGCCGCCGGAAATGGGTATGATGCCGCCTGAAATGGCAGAAATGCCGCCCGAGGAGCCAAGAGTATGAACTGCGCCAATTTTGTAGGCATTCTGTTTTTAGGCCGGGATGTCGCCCATTCGGTGCATCTAAACACCCGCAGCTACGCCAAACACGTCGCTTTGAACACGTTTTACGACGAGATTGTCGACCTAGCGGACAAGTTTGCCGAAGCCTACCAAGGCCGTCATGGTCTGATTGGCGCTATCTCGCTGCAGTCGACCAAGAAGCCCGGCAACATCGTCGAGTTTTTGCAAGACCAGCTTGAAGAGATCGAAAGCACGCGATACAAGGTGGTCGACAAGTCGGACACCCCGCTGCAGAACATCATCGATGAGATCGTCGGGCTGTACCTGTCAACCCTATACAAATTGAAGTTTCTTGCTTGAGGTAAATCATGGCAAATTACACCTATATCACCGCGTCGACCAACATCAAGCCGATGGCAGGTAAGTTGAAAGGCATTTTTGTCAGCTCTGCCTCCAGCACCCCGACTATCGCAGTCTATGACTCGGCAGCGGCTACAACGACTAACATTATTTTGAATACGTTTACTCCAGCCGGCGCAACATCGTACATGTTGCCGCTAGACGGGGCGTATGCAAAAAACGGAATTTATGTGGCAATCGGTGGTACAGTTGCCGCAACAGTAATTTGGGAGTAAATTTGCATTAACCGTACTGGCACGGCAAGCCAGGGATTCTCAAGGGAATCGACAATGTCTGATGAAGTACAAAATGAACTAGCGGCAGTGCCCGCGCCGGAACCGGAACTAACGGCAGTACCGGAACCCGAAGTAACAGCGCCGGAAACTGAAGAGCCAAAACCAGCCAAGACCTTCACACAAGAAGAGTTAGACGCTGCGATTGGCAAGCGGCTTGCAAGAGAACAGCGTAAGTGGGAAAGAGAACAAGCTCGGCGACAGCAGGAAACTGCACCGCCCGCGCCAGCTCCTTCGTTAGAGCAATTTGAGTCGGTTGATCAGTACGCGGAAGCGTTAGCTGTCCAAAAGGCAAAAGAATTGCTTGCTAAGCAAGAGGCTGAGCGCGCGCGCATGGAAACGCTTGAGGCTTACCACGACCGTGAAGAAGAGGCTCGGAGCAAGTACGAAGACTTTGAACAAGTCGCGTATAACCCGAACCTACCGATCACGACCGTGATGGCTGAGACAATCCAAGCGTCGGATGTTGGGCCAGACTTAGCGTATTACCTTGGCACCAACCCGAAAGAAGCTGATCGTATTTCTCGTCTGTCGCCGTATATGCAAGCCAAAGAGATTGGCAAGATTGAAGCTAAGTTAAGCGACAATCCGCCGGTCAAGAAAACGACAAGCGCCCCACCGCCGATCGCGCCCATTAGTGGCCGTGGCACTGGAGCACCGGCTTACGATACGACCGACCCGCGTTCTATCAAGAACATGTCGACGTCAGAATGGATCGAAGCGGAGCGTCAGCGTCAGATCAAAAAGTGGGAGGCTCAACGTAACCGCTAATTTTTTTAAGGACTATCATGGCAAACTCGATTCTTACTATCGACATGATCACCCGCAAGGCGCTCGAAATCCTCGAGAACAACTTGGTGATCACTCGTAACGTCAATCGTCAATACGACGATTCTTTCGCCGTTGAAGGCGCTAAAATCGGTTCGACTCTGCGTATTCGTTTACCAGATCGCGCTTTGGTAACTGACGGTGCCGCCCTGCAAGTTCAGGATGACAACGAACAGTTCACCACCCTGACTGTTGCTTCGCAGAAGCACATTGGTGTTAACTTCACCTCCGCCGAACTCACCATGCAGTTGGATGACTTCGCAGAGCGTGTTCTGAAGCCTCGTATTTCGCAGTTGGCATCCAGCATCGACGCTGACGTTGCTAACTCGTACAAGGGTGTGTTCAACTCGGTTGGTACCCCTGGCACCACCCCATCGACTTCGCTCGTTCTGCTGCAAGCTCAGCAGAAGCTGAACGAAAACGCTGCTGTGATGGCACCACGCTACGCAACCGTTAACCCAGCTGCTAACGCTGGTCTGGTCGAAGGCATGAAAGGTCTGTTTAACCCGACCGACACCATCAGCCGCCAGTTCAAGAACGGCATGATGGGTATGGGCGTGTTGGGCTTCGATGAAGTCAACATGTCTCAGTCGATCAAGCAGCACACCAACGGCGATTGGGGTACTACCATCACCGTGACCTCGACCGTTACCACCGAAGGTCAGTCGACTCTGCCAATTAGCTTCACTGGCTCGTCGAAGACTTGGAACGTGGGCGACGTGTTTACTATCGCTGGCGTGTTTGCAGTTAACCCACAAACTCGTGAGTCCACCGGCTCGCTGCAGCAGTTTACCGTGACTGCCGCTGCAACTGGTAGCTCCACTGCAACTCTGTCGATCAGCCCTGCGCTGTACTCGGCAAGCCAAGCTCTTGCGACCGTTTCGTCGCTGCCTGCTTCGGGCGCTGCAGTAACTATGCTGGGTAACGCAACTGGTCAGTACGCTCAGAACTTGGTCTACCACAAGGATGCGATCACTTTCGCAACCGCCGACCTGCTGATGCCACAAGGCGTGGACATGGCTTCTCGCCAAGTTCACAACGGTATCTCGATGCGTATTGTTCGTCAGTACGACATCAACAACGACCGTTTGCCTTGCCGTATCGACGTTCTGTACGGCTACAGCACAATCCGTCCGCAAATGGCTTGCCGCCTCTGGGGCTAAGCACTGGTGGGGGCTTCGGCCCCCATTGACGACTCTATTTGAAAGGAAATTATCATGGCACTCCCTAATGGCGCTGGTGGCTACCAAGTTGGCGACGGTAATGTCGGCGAAGCTCAACTGTTTGTTCAGGGCGCACCAACTGCACTGACCGCAGCAGCAACTGCTACTGCAGCTCAGCTCGCAAATGGTCTGTTTACCTTTAACGGCACTGCTGGCAACCTAACTCTGCCAACCGTTGCTGATCTAGAGGCAAGCGTTTCTAGCGCAGCTAAAGTCAACGCAGCATTTGACTTTTATGTCATCAATATCGATGCAGGTACTGACGACGTGACAGTTGCTACTGCTACTGGCTGGACTCTGGTGGGCGCTATGGCAGTGACTGAAGGTACTTCAGGCCACTTCCGTGCTCGCAAGACCGGTGACGGTTCTTGGACGCTGTACCGCATCTCTTAATGCCGAGGGGGCTTCGGCCCCCTATTCTTTAAAGGAACCACCATGTCATCCAATACCAAACCGATCGGCGTGGCCTACGAAGATCAGAACATCATCGGGTCTGACTCGGTGATGTCTGGTGGCGAGTTGGGCTACACCGCAGAAGCAAGCGGCACCGTAACTCAAGCAACTAGCAAATCGACTGGCGTGACCTTAAACAAGTCTGCCGGTCAAATCACTATGAACGACGCCGCTTTGGCTAACGCCACAAACGTCTCGTTTACGTTGACTAACAGCACTATCACCGCTAAAGACATTGTGGTCTTGAGCGTTGCAGCTGGTGCGACTGCTGGTGCGTACAACTGCTGGATTTCTGGCAAATCTACCGGAAGCTGCACAATCACATTGCGCAACCTTTCCGGCGGTTCATTGTCTGAGGCGGTTGTCATTAACTTTGCAGTAATTCACGTACAGTAAAACCACGGGGCTTCGGCCCCGTCTACCCTATGCCTATTATTTATCTACAGCACCCCGTTCACGGCTTCAAAATCGCCAACATGGAAATGGAGGCTGAATTTGATGAACAAAACGGCTGGGAACGCTATAAT